AAACAATATTAAAAAACAACCCTAGCCCCGCCACGCCCAACAGCGTGGCGGGTTTTTTTGTGCGTGGTTGCCTGACGCTTGACCCGTTGGCACCTCGAATAGAGGTACCAACGACAGTTCAAAGTCCGCAGGACATTGATTACTTAATTATCTATTAGACGTATGTGTAGTAGATATGTAGTATATAATGTCGGATTTATACGTTTAAGGTGCTCAAAATCATTATTGATTTGTAAAAGCATAAGTAATACAATAATAATCGTTAAAAACAGAAGTGTAAAAAAATTCTGCAAAAAATTTTTCAAAATGAAAATCGATTTAGAAAAGATAAAGAAATTACCCGCTGACGTACGTAAAGACTTTATGAAGATGTACCTACAGCTAGGAGAGAAAAAGAAAGAAGACAAAGTAAAAAGTGACTTCTTAAGTTTCGTTAAACATATCTGGCCTGATTTTATTGAAGGCTACCACCATAAAATAATTGCACAAAAATTTAATGATCTTGCTAATGGTAAGATTAAAAGACTTATAGTTAATATGCCACCAAGACATACTAAGTCTGAGTTTGCATCATCACTTCTACCAGCTTGGATGATAGGTAGAAACCCAAAGCTAAAAATAATTCAAACGACCCACACAGGAGAACTTGCTGTAAGGTTTGGTCGTAAAGCAAAGAACTTAATTGATAGTGAAGAATATCAAAAAATATTTAAGACAAGATTACAAGAAGATAGCAAAGCCGCTGGTCGCTGGGAAACTGCTCAGGGCGGAGAGTATTTTGCTGCTGGTGTTGGCGGAGCAATTACAGGTCGAGGAGCGGACCTATTAATCATTGATGATCCACACTCGGAACAAGACGCTATGAACATGCAAGCTCTTGAGCGTGCGTATGAATGGTATACATCAGGACCGAGACAACGTTTACAACCAGGTGGTAAAATTGTTTGTGTAATGACAAGATGGAATACCAAAGATCTAACAGGTATGTTAGTCAACTCACAAAAAGAAGCAAAATCAGATCAATGGCACGTTATAGAATTTCCAGCGATCATGCCAAGTAATAAACCTGTTTGGCCAGAGTATTGGGAACTAAAAGAACTTGAAGCTGTTAAGGCATCACTATCAGTTGGTAAATGGAATGCACAGTGGATGCAAAACCCAACTAGTGAAGAAGGCGCAATTATCAAACGTGAGTGGTGGAATAATTGGGATAAAGATTATCTACCCCCTTTAAAGCACGTCATACAATCTTATGACACCGCATTCATGAAAAAAGAAACTGCCGATTATTCTGCAATCACAACTTGGGGTGTGTTTCAAGATGATGAAGATACAGCACCTAATCTAATTTTGCTTGACGCTATGAAAGATAGATTAGAGTTTCCTGAACTAAGAAGAGTTGCAAAAGAGCAATATGATTACTGGCAACCAGAAACTGTCTTGGTTGAGGCAAAAGCATCAGGACTACCACTAACTTATGAACTTAGAGCTATGGGTATACCTGTAGTCAACTTCACGCCATCAAAGGGAAATGATAAGCATACAAGAGTGAATTCAGTTGCACCATTATTTGAAAGTGGTATGATATGGGCTCCAACAGATAAAAAGTTTGCACAAGAAGTAATAGAAGAATGCGCTGCTTTTCCGTATGGAGAGCATGATGACTTGGTGGATTCTACCACTCAGGCTATTATGAGATTTAGACAAGGGGGTTTGGTTACTCATCCTGAAGATTATAAAGATGAAAAACTGCCTCCAAAGAAATATAGTTACTATTGGTAATATGGGAAAAAAACTAACAACAGGCGCACCACCAAAACGAGGACCTAATCCACAGGGGTTGAATATTAAAAATAAAAAGGTTAAGGTCGTGCGATTGGAGAAAAAAAATGGCAGACGTAGATAAGGCTCTTCCTAACGTAGAGCAAACCATAAATATACCTAGCGAAGAGGATATTAATATTGAACTAGAGGAACAGCAAAAAGATCCTCAAGCTCCTGTTGATGTTCAAACCAATGACGATGGTAGTGTCGATGTTAACTTCGATCCATCACAAGTAAACCCTGGCGAAGATCAAGGACACTTTGCAAACTTAGCAGAGTTATTACCTGATGATGTTCTTGCACCTATCGGTTCAGAGTTGTCTGCAAATTATTTAGATTATAAATCTTCAAGAGCAGAATGGGAAAAAGCATATACATCAGGATTAGATTTATTAGGTTTCAAATACGAAAATAAAACAGAACCCTTCAAAGGTGCCTCTGGTGCCACGCATCCTGTTTTAGCAGAAGCAGTTACAGCATTTCAATCATTAGCTTATAAAGAATTATTACCTGCAGGTGGACCTGTACGTACACAAATCGTTGGACANATTTCAGCTGAACGAGAGCAACAGGCGGCAAGGGTCAAGGACTTCATGAACTATCAGATTATGGATCAGATGACAGAGTATGAAGCNGAGTTTGATCAAATGTTATTTTACTTACCACTATCAGGATCTGCATTTAAAAAAGTTTACTACGATGAAATTATGCAAAGAGCAGTTTCAAAATTTGTACCCGCTGATGATTTAGTTGTGCCTTACACAGCAACATCATTAGATGATGCAGAATCAATTATTCATGTTGTTAAGATATCAGAGAACGAATTACGTAAACAACAAGTTGGAGGATTCTATAGAGACTTAGAATTAAATCCATCTTACATGAACGAATCAGAATCAGACAAAAAAGAGAGAGAACTTGACGGTACAAGAAAAGGTAAAGATGAGAGAATATTTACTTTACTTGAGTGTCACGTGAACTTAGACATTGATGGATTCAATGACTCTGATGCTGAAGGTTTAGCAACTGGAATTAAACTTCCTTACATTGTTACAATAGAAGAAGGATCAAAAGAAGTATTATCGATTAGAAGAAACTATGAGATAGGCGATCCTCAAAAAAATAAAATTAACTACTTCGTACATTTTAAATTTTTACCTGGACTTGGTTTTTATGGTTTTGGATTAATTCACATGATTGGTGGATTATCTAGAACTGCAACATCAGCCCTAAGATCTTTACTTGACGCAGGAACCTTGTCGAACTTACCTGCTGGATTTAAAATGCGTGGTATAAAAATGAGAGATGAATCACAAGCCATTCAACCTGGAGAGTTTAGAGATGTAGATGCTCCTGGTGGAAACTTACGAGATGCTTTTATGACTCTTCCTTTCAAAGAACCATCGCAAACATTATTATCTCTTATGGGTGTCGTGGTACAAGCAGGTCAAAGATTCGCTTCAATAGCAGATCTGCAAGTGGGTGACGGGAATCAGCAAGCAGCAGTGGGCACGACAGTTGCTATGCTTGAACGAGGCAGCAGAACAATGTCTGCAATTCATAAAAGATTGTATGCTTCTATGAAAAAAGAATTTGGTTTATTATCAAGAGTTTTCAAATTATATCTACCTCCAATCTATCCCTACGATATTATAGGTGGTCAAAGACAAATTAAACAATTAGACTTTGATGACCGAGTAGATATATTACCAGTTGCAGATCCAAACATTTTTTCTCAAACACAGCGAATCTCCCTCGCTCAGACGGAAATGCAACTGGCCTCATCAAATCCACAATTACACAACCAGTATCAAGTGTATAGAAACATGTATGAAGCGTTAGGTGTAAAAGATATTGATTCGATTTTAATAAGACCACAACCACCAACACCAAAAGATCCAGCGTTAGAACACATTGATGCTTTAGGTGGAAAACCTTTTCAGGCTTTTCCTGGTCAAGATCACAGATCACATATTACAGCCCACTTAAATTTCTTAGAAACTAACATGGTTAAGAATGCACCTGTTGTTGGAGCTGCAATACAGAAAAATATTTTAGAGCACATCAGTTTGATGGCACAAGAACAAATTGAATTAGAGTTTAGAGAAGAGTTACCACAACTAGCACAGATGACGCAAATGGCACAACAGAATCCACAGATGCAACAACAAGCTATGGCTATGCAACAACGTATTGATGCAAGAAAAGCTGTGTTGATATCTGAAATGATGGAAGAATATTCAAAAGAAGAGAAATCTATTACATCACAATTTGGAAATGACCCTATTGCAATGTTAAGAGCTAGAGAATTAGACCTTCAAGCACAAGAAAACGCTAGAAAAAAACAAGAAGGCGAACAGAGATTAAACTTAGACCGAATGAAAACTATGATGAACCAACAAAATGTGGATGAGAAGCTAGATCAGAATGAGGAACTAGCACAATTGAGATCAGATACGTCTATTGAGAAAACAATTCTATCTAATCAACTAAAAAAGGATAAATAATGATCGATAAGAGAGAAAAAAAGACATTGAAGAAACATAAAAAGCATCATACAACAAAACATATGGCATCAATGAAAAAAGATATGAAAAAAGGCATGACTTTTAAGAAATCACACAACAAAGCGATGCAAAAGGTAGGTAGATAATGGCATGGTTTAGTTTAGCAAAGATTGCACTACAAGCTGGCGGAAAAATTTACGCTAATAAACAAAGAACTAAGATGGCTATGTCTGATGCACAGTTAATGCACGCAGAAAAGATGGCTAGAGGCGAAGAAGCCTATCAAGGCAAATTATTAGAGGCTAGACAAAACGATTATAAAGATGAATTTGTGCTTGTAATTATCTCAGCACCGATTATAGTGCTTATGTGGGCTGTAATGTCGGATGATCCAGCAGCAATGGATAAAGTAAAATTATTCTTCGAATATTTTCAAACTTTGCCTAAATGGTTCACAAATTTATGGATACTTGTAGTTGCAAGTATCTTTGGTATAAAAGGAACACAAATATTTAAAGGAGGCAAAAAATAATGGTTAAACAAAGCAATACAGGTGACGCTAAGGAAGCGACAAAACAAGGTAAAAAAAATAAAAAATTACCAACAGACAAAGAATTAGTAAAAATTCTACCTTTACAAAAATCACCTAATATATATAGAGAATCAATTAAGGCATCAATTGAAGATGATTCAAAAAAAACAAAAAAGGAAAGAGAATTAGCTAGTATTAAAAGATTAAATAAAATTGAAAAAATGCAATATAAATTTGCTGATAAAAATACTAAAGGCAAGG